GTTATATTTTACCAAATGATGTATATTCCGTAGATTATTTGGATTATAATGAGCAAATAAAAGTATTAAATGTCGATTTAGAAAACTCTAGATTGAAAATTGAAAGAGAGGTATATGGTACTATTGGAACAAGTTATAGTGCTGGAACTAAGTTTGATGAAAATACAAGAAGATTCTTTATTAAGAATGACCAATCTGGTGAAATTTCATCAAAAATATCAAATACTCAATATTACTTTAACCCACAAGAATCTGTTGGGGTTGGAATTGGAACCACTGTTAGTATAGAAAATCCAGGAGTTGGAAATACAGAATTGTTTATTGATAAAAATAGACTATTCATTCCAAATAATAATTTAAAAATAAACGATAGACTATATTATGATTATGATTCTAGTCCAATAGAGGTTCAATCTTTTGGACGTGATTTTAACCTTGAAAGAAATACTCCTTATTATGCATTTCCATTCTCAGCTAGATTTATTGGCATTTCTTCTAGACCAGTTGGAATTGGAACATCTGGTGAAATTGTTGGGATTGGAAGTGATACAGATTTACTAATTTTTAATAATTTTGGAAGTGGAGTTAATCATAGTTTCAAAACAGATTATGATAATGTATCAAAATTCACTTTAACTACTCATGAAGTAAATGTAACAACATCAGAAGATCATTATTTAAGAACTAATGATCAAATTACTTTTGAGTGTAAACCTTCCTCGGAAAAATCAATTTCAGTTTTATATAACGAAGAAAATAGAAAATTTGCTGTTGGATATTTTTCAATTGTTAATGCGGATATTGATATATCTTCAGACATCATAACAATTTCAAATCATGGATTAATCTCTGGACAAAAAGTAATATTTGAATCCACATCACCACCTGGTGGTCTATCTGATAATAAAGTTTATAGTGTATTAGTGATTGATCCAAATAAAATTAAACTCTCACTAGATGGTAAAACATCAGTAAATATTACATCACAATCTTTTGGAAGATTACTTTTAATAAATCCTTCACTATCTTTAGAAAAAAATAAGACTTTTGTTTTTGATGTTTCAGATTTTTCACTTTCATATTCTAGAAATAATATTAGATATTCAGCATTCACTTTAAAGTTTTTCTATGACAAAGAATTAAAGCATGAGTTTATTACTTCTGGTAAATCTTCATCTTTAAGTGTTCAAAGAGTTGGTAGATCTGGTGTAGATTCAACAGCAGTAGTTAAATTAATTTGTGATGATAAGTTCCCAGATAAAATTTATTATAATTTAGTGCCAATTAAAGACACAAATATTCCTCTTGCATATAGTCAAGTATCATTAGATACTGATTTTGAAAATTCTATAACTTTAATTGATAGTGCAATTTCTGGAACATATTCAATTTATCGGGCAAATTCAAATACATTTAGTTATAGTATTCAAACTAAACCAGAATCTACTTTATATACAAATTCAACAGATGTATTAGAGTATTCTTCTATTTCAACTTCAATTATTGGTCCTATTAAAGAAATAGATTTTATTTCTTCTGGTTCTGGTCTTACAAGATTACCAATCATCAGTGAGATTATATCTAAAGATGGAAAAAATGCTATCATTTTCCCAAGATCTAAAGAAATTGGAAAGGCAAGAGATATTGAAATAAGTGACATTGGATTTGATTTTCCTACAGATAATACTCTTAAACCTAGAGCATTCACTCCAACACTATTCAAAATTGACCCATTAACTTCAGTAGAAAGTATTGAAGTTCTATTTGTAGGTAAAAATTATACCATACTTCCAGATTTAATTTTACTTGATGGGTATACAAATAATATAGTGTCTGATCTTGCACTTGATTATATTGAAGATGATGGTTTTAGAGTTAATATTATAAAAAATACAAAAAATCTTTATGATGCGGATCCAACAATATTACCAGTAAATAATTCTAATGGATTTAAGATATTAAATATGACTTACGATTCTGCATCAAAAGATGCAGAAATTACTTTAGATGTTGTTGGTTTTAGTACACTATCTGCTTGGCCATTTAGTGTTGGATCAAAGTTTATGCTTGAAGGTGTTATTACTCAAGATCCATCCAATGATGAAGGATATAATACTTCAGACTATGGATACAAAAAATTATTTACGGTAAAAACTGAAGATCCAAATATTGGTGGTCAACTACCATCATTTACATTTAATATGGGTGATTTTGTTACTAATAACAATCCTGGGGTATTTGATAGTTTATATACTTCAGCAAGAGTAATTCCAGAGTCTTATTTCCCACAATTTAATGTTAAAAGAACTCCAAATAAATTCTTTGAAGATGAAATTATAACAAATGGTATTGTCGAAGATATTGTTGTTTCTTGGGAAATAAAGAATGAAATCTTAAAGGTATTCACAAGTACTCCTGAACTTTATAATATAAATGATCTAATAGTTGGTAAAACTTCACAATCCAGTGGAACTTTAACAGAAATAGTTGGCATTACAACTTTGACATATGAGATTGAAAGTAATAACTCTAATATTAGTGAATTCTATGATAAAAAAGGATTTTTAAATGAAGATTCTCAAAGAATTCATGATAGTGATTATTATCAATATTTTTCATATTCATTAAAATCTAATGTAGGATTTAGCACTTAGAATGAAGCTGTTAGTTCTTTAAATCATCCAAGTGGAATGAAGAAATTTAGTGAGATGGAAGTTCTTTCCCTTGCAGATGAACAAATTTCCAACGATCAAACAGGATCAGGATTCTTGGGAGTTTCTGATGTAGCATCTATATACGATTTAAATTGTGTTCATGACATAGATTTAGCTACTGAAAATAATATTATTAATAGTATTTCTGATGAAATTAGATTTAACTCTTTAACCCTTACTGATTATTTTGAGTCTGTCGGAAATAGAGTGTTGATTGTTGATGATTTTAGTGATGAATTTAATAGTAATCCTAGACCAACACCATTTACATCTATAGATGCATTTAATCTAGATTCTTATAGAGCAAAGAAATATGTAATATTCACTAGCAATAAAAAGTTCCCTGGTGAAAGGCAGATGATCTTAGTAAATGTCATCCATAATGATATTTACGGATTCATCAATCAATATGGTTTAGTTGCAACGCATGAAGTACAAGGTTATTTTGATTTTGGTATTTTTGATAGGAATGGACTATTACTATTCTATCCAATAGAATATCAATTCACCGATTTTAATGTGAGTGGTTATAGTTATGCTTCAGGTTATGATATAACTGGTATTTCAACTCAATATGTTGGTGATATTGCAAGTATTGGAATTCAAACTGCATCTATTCCACAAGGAACTACCTCAGCAATTAAAATTGTTGGTATTGATTCTTCATATACATCATCAAAAGTCATTGTTGTTATTGAATCTACAGATGAAACTTATTATCAGTATGATGAATTTAATATAGTTCATGATGGAACAAATATTTACGAAACTGAATTTTCAACCTTAAATACTGGATCTGTGGCTGCTGGTGAGGTTCCTATTGGTATTGGAACATATCAGTTTAATTTTAGTGGAACTGAACTTGAAATGAGCATAATTCCTGATGTTGGTCTTTCCACAAATCATCTTGTATCCTCAACTATAGTTTCAATATCAAATACTTCTAGAGTTTCTACTGGAACCAGTACATATAATTCAGCATTTACTATTGTTGGATATGGTAGTACTAGTGTAGGATCTGCCACATCAACAACAGAGATTCTAGAAATTCCCAATAAGTATAAAGGATTTAATATTTACGCAAGTATAGAAGATATTACTAATGGTATTGTTCAATTTTCTGAGATAATACTAACCCAAGATGAAACTGAAACTTATATAACAGAATTTGGAAGAATTGTTAGTGACGAAACTTACGATGAAACTGGAATTGGAACATTTTCCGCAATTCTCGACTCTGGGAATACTAAAATTTTGTTTGAACCATTACCTAATAGGGACATAGATGTTAGAATTTTAGTCAATGCCCTAAATTTAGTCGATTTGGGTATAAAAACTTCTAGATTGAGATATAATGATGGTGAATTTGCAACCCTATATGGAGAGTATACTGGAACAGATAATGATATTAAGAGAAGTTTTGAATTAAAGCACAAAGGAGATTTGATTTTTGAAAGAGTATTTGATTCTTCTCTCTTAGGGACAACAGTTTCTGTTGAAGAAAATGTTTTGAATTTATCAAATCATTTCTTTAATAGTGGTGAATTAGTAAAATATACATATGAATCTGGTGATTCTCCAATTGGAATAGCAACAACTACTATTTCTGGTATAGGATTAACTGATAAATTACCAGAAGATGTTTATATTATTAAAGTCAATAATAGTAAACTTCAATTTACAGATTCTGCTGAAAATGCTCTCAAATTTAATCCTATTCCATTTACTATAACTTCTGTAGGTGTTGGAACCCTCCATAAAATTACAGCAACTAATACGGATGCTAAAGGGTTATATACGATTGATAATATGATCCAATCTCCAGTTGTAAAATTGGGAATAAGTACAGAACTTTTAGAAGATGTTGTATTGACAGATACTTTAATCAATACGGTAGGAATCACATCATTTTTTGCCAATGATATTATTCAAATTAATGATGAAGTTATGCTCATCGAAACTGTTGGTATTGGAACACAGGACAAAATACGAGTTAGAAGACCATGGTTAGGTACACAATTAGGAATTCATAGTGCAGGTGATAATGTCACTAAACTTTCAGGAAATTATAAAATTGTTGGATCTACAATTAATTTCACATCTCCCCCATATGGAAAAGTTCCAGTTACTCCAATCAATGCATATGGTTATCCCTTTGTAGATCCATCTGAAAGAGACTATGTTGGCATCACAACAAATTCTTATTTCCATGGAAGAACTTTCATGAGATCTGGAATTCCAGATGGTTCAGATGAGACATATCATCAAAATTATATTTTTGATGATATTTCTACTAAATTCACTGGAATTAGAACAGAATTCGATTTGACATTGAATGGATCTGATGTTACTGGAATTTCTACGGATAATGCAATTGTTCTTATTAAAGACATCTTCCAGCAGCCAAAGAGAACGGGTGTTAATTCAATTGTTGGTAACTATGAGTTATCTGAAATTGGTGGAAAAACCAAGTTATTCTTTGAACCAACAACATTAACACCAGGTGAAGATATTAATAGCTCAAATGTTCCTGTTGGTGGTGTAATTGTTAATATTGGTTCCACTTCAGGTCTTGGGTATCAACCATTGGTTGCTGCAGGTGGAACTGCCATAATCTCTGGTTTTGGTTCCATTACAAGTATTAGTATTGGAAATAGTGGATCTGGATATAGATCTGGTATTCAAACACATATTAATGTAATTGCAGAAACATCAACTGGTATCTCTATTATTGGTTATGCTACTGCACTAAATGGACATATTACAGGTGTTGCTATTACAAATCCAGGAACTGCTTATACTAGTACAAATCCACCTAGAGTAAGATTTGATTCCCCATTAAGTTACACAAATATACCATTAATCTATTCTAATGATTCTGTTCAAGGTATTGGCACAAAAGCATCGGTTGATATATTTGTAAGTAGAGATACTACTATTGGAGAATTTAAATTCAATAATAATGGTTATGGATATGGTCAAGGTGAAGTTTTGACGGTTTCAATTGGTGGAACAACTGGAATTCCCACAGATACTAGTAAGTCATTTGATGAGTTCCAAATAACAATAAATCAAACTCATAGTGATGAATTTAGTTCTTGGACACTTGGACAATTGCAGCAATTAGATAGTATAGAAAATAGGTTTGATGGTATTAGAAAAGTATTCCCAATTTCTTATCAAGGAGAAAGAATTTCTATTAAGGCAAGACCTGGTAGTAGTATTGATGTTTCTGCAACTATATTTGTTTTTATTAATGATATTCTTCAAATACCAAATTCATCATATACATTTAAAGGTGGTAGTTTGTTAGTATTTAATGAAGCAATCCCCAAGGATTATACATCAAGAATAATTTTCTATAGAGGCACTAGAGACGTTGATGTTGTTGAAGTGGATGTTATTGAACCAATTGAAGAGGGAGATACTGTAAAATTAATGTCCGATACTCCAAACCAAACTGAGGAGTTAAGAACAGTTGAAGATATTTTATCCTCCGACATTATAACAACAAATCCATATAATGGAATTGGTAGATTAAATGATGAAACTATTGAAAGACCAATAATGGCATGTAAGCAAGTATATGATAAATTTATTAATGGTGAATATGTAGGTAAAGATAGAAAATCTTATGAACCATTCATTTACCCACATACAAATTTACTACAAAATATTGGTATTGACACCACAGTTGCTTGGGTTGAAAGTGTAAAAACATTCTTTGACAATCAAAATGAAAATCTTAGTGGGGTTAAACTTGGACAAATTGAGATAGTTTCTCAAGAAGTAACTGAGACTGGCATTGGCACAGTTGTAGTTTCTTCTTCTGGAACTATTAGTTCAGTTACAATTACAAATCCTGGTTTTGGATATACATTTACACCAGAAATAATAATTAGTTCTCCAGGCACTAGTGGAGTAACAGCAATTGCAACATGTGGAATTACAAATGGACAAATAACATCCATTAGTGTGATAAATGGTGGTTCTGGTTATGATACTACTAATAATCCACATGTATTAATTGAAAGTCCAAAAGCATTGGTAGAAAATATAGAAAAAGTTGAATATAGTGGAGATTTTGGTTCTATAGTTTCTATTGCAAATACAATAGTTGGAATTGCTTCTACAGCATTGAAATTAAGTTTCCATATAGATCAAAATTCTTTCTTGAGAAATAGTGGTGTTAATCAATCTGGAATTACTACTAGTGGAATATCTACAAGTTACTACTTTGCAACTTCTGATACTAATATCGGTAATGGAGTAACCTCACTTTATAATGATGGATCTATACTTGGATTTACATCATCTTACTTTAATAATATATTCCAAGTTTATGATATTGAAAAAACTACAGAAACAATTCCAGGAATAGGGACAACTGATATTGTAAGTGTCACTACTTTGGTTTCTAATCCGATTACTTTATCCAATAACTTGGAATCATTTGATAGTGGATCCATAACTTTCGATTCCGATACAGCTACATTCGATTCTGATGGGGCAGATAGAACGGGTTATTTTGGAAACTTCTCATGGGGTAGAATTGTATGGGATCCCACAAAGAGTAGGAGAAATCCAAAAGAGTTTAATGCATATTATCAAAATGGTTACTCTGGACTTACAACTTCTCCATTCATTAGGAGAAAATTCTCACTCAGATACAACTTGTATACTCAGTATTCTACATAAAGTAGAGGATCATTTACACTTATAAATAACTCATAAATCCATTTATTGTTATAATGGCAAGGCAAGGCATATTTACAGGATCAACGCTAAATGATGGAACTGGGGATCCCTTAGTTTTAGGTGCAAAAAAAGTAAATGATAATTTCTTAGAAATTTATAGTGCATTAGGTGATGGTAATACATTATTAAGTGGAGATCCAAATTTAAATGTTGGATTTATTACTTCAACAGGAGCGGAATTCACTGGTAATGTAACTATCGGTGGTACTTTAACTTATGAAGATGTTACTAATATTGATTCTGTAGGTATTATTACTGCAAGAGATGGTATTGAAGTTACTGGTGGTGGAATTTTAGTTGGAGCAGCATTCTCTGTTAGTTCAAATGGTGATGTCACCATCTCTGGAATAACCACCTTTGAATCTAATATTACTGCTAATGGTGTTTTAGATGTTGATGGAAATACATTCCTCGATGTCGCAGTAGTTTCCGAAAGATTGGATAGTGTAGGTATTATTACTGCAAGAAGTGGTATTGATATTGGAGATCCTGATGGAGCTGGAATTGGTGTTTCATTTTCATCTCGTGGACATGGTTATGTCGGACTTTTAACTGTATATGATGAGTTTCAAGTAGGTCCAAATCTTGTTGGTAATGGCGTAACAATAACATCAACTGGAGTAAATGTAACTGGAATTGTCACTGCAACTTCATTTGAAGGATCTGGAGCAGCACTAACAAACATTCCAAATTCAGCATTAGATAATTCTTCAGTTTCTTTTGGTGGTGTTAGTCTTTCATTAGGAGGATCTGATGCTACACCAGCATTTGATCTTACAGATGCCACTAACTATCCATATAGCTCTCTAACAGGAATATCTACACAAGTTGTTGGTGATTCTACACCTCAACTGGGAGGTGATTTGGATATTAACACTAATAATATTACAGGAACTGGCAATCTCAATATTACTGGTATTCTTTCTGCAACAGGGGGAATTAGTACTGGAGTTAATTTTCCAATATCAATTAATCTTGTCGGTACAGACATTGTTATTGAAGTTGCTGGTGTTGGAATACATACCCTTGCGTTAACCTAATAAATAGATAAAAAAAGGTCATGTCTGCAATTGTAACAGATCAAATTAGAATATTAAATGCTAGAAATTTTATTAATGAAATAACATCTAGCGATAATTCTTATTATAGTTTTGTTGGATTAACCAATCCAGAAGACTACAATTCTACTTGGGATGAAAATCCACCAGCACCAAAAGATTCTTTTGATGAAGAAAACCATAATTGGGATACAATAATTGGTTTAAAAAAAATATCTA